CCCCCACACCCCCTACGCGCTTGCCATACCCATGGCCCCGCGCTAAAATTTCCCGCGTACAAGGAGAAACGCAATGGCAGGCAAGGCGTTACGCAAGCGCATATTGACGGAGGTCGCCTCCAACGGCGGCGCAGATTGGCTGTTTGACCAGATCGCGTCCGGCATCACCGTCGCCGAGCTGGCACGCCAATACGGCTGCACGCGCAGCTATGTTAGCAGGAGCCTGAACAGCGTGCCTGAGTATGCCGCTGCGCTGACCAAGGCTCGCGGCGAGGCGGCGGATGCGCTGGTGGAGCAGGGCTTGGAGATGGTTGACGGGTTGAGCGGCGCCAGCAGCCCGACGGAGATTGCCGCCACGCGCGAGAAGGTGCAGTGGCGCAAGTTCATGGCTGGCTCGATGAATCAGGATCGCTACGGCACGCGCCCGCAGAGCAATGTCACGCTTTCCATTGGGGATCTGCACTTGGATGCGCTGCGCAAGTTTAGCTCCGACATGAAGCGCGTGAACAGCGACGCCGAAGCCGCCACGATTGACGCGGAATATGTGGAGGTGTCGGATGAGTGAAGCCAACCCGTTTGACGACTTCGTTGTCGAGTATTACGACGACCCCGTGCGCTTTGTGCGCGAGGTGCTTGGCGCCGACCCACTGCCATATCAGGCCGAGTTTCTGGCTGCCATTGCGTCGGGCGAGCGCAAGATCAGCGTGCGCTCTGGGCATGGCACCGGCAAGTCCACGTCTGCCTCTTGGGCGATGCTGTGGTTCCTGTTTCTGCGTTTCCCGAATAAGGTTGTCGTCACCGCGCCGACATCTGGCCAGCTCTTTGACGCGCTGTTCGCGGAGATGAAGCGGTGGATCAACGAGCTGCCGCCTAATCTGAAGGACATGGTCACGGTGAAGTCTGACCGCGTTGAGCTGACCGCTGCCGCGTCCGAGGCGTTCATCTCGGCCCGCACGTCTCGCGCCGAAACGCCGGAGGCGCTCGCCGGCGTTCACAGCGAGCATGTTCTGCTGGTCATCGACGAGGCGTCAGGTGTGCCGGAGAAGGTGTTTGAGGCTGCCGCTGGCAGCATGTCTGGCCACAGCGCCACCACGGTGCTGCTGAGCAACCCCACGCGATCCTCTGGCACGTTTTACGAGAGCCAGACGCGTCTCGCGAACAGCTGGTGGACGCGACGCTGGTCATGCGTTGACAGCCCGCTTGTCAGCGACGAGTTCGTTGACGAGATGCGCGCGCGCTACGGGGAGGAGAGCAACGCGTTCCGCATCCGCGTGCTTGGCGAGTTTCCGCTGGCAGATGATGACACGATCGTGCCGTACCACTTGGCCGAGGCCGCGATGCGGCGCGACATCGAGGTTGCGCCCAACACGCGCGCCGTGTGGGCGATTGATCCTGCGCGCTTTGGCACCGACCGCACCGCTTTCTGCAAGCGCGAGGGCAGCGTGATTACGGAGATCAAGTCGTGGCGCGGGCTTGACCTCATGCAGACCGTTGGCCGCGTGATGGCTGAATACGATGCGCTGCCCCCGTCGCAGCAGCCCAGCGAGATCCTTGTTGACAGCATTGGCATAGGGTCGGGCGTCGTGGATCGGATGCACGAGCTTGGCGCCCCCGTGCGCGGCGTGAACGTCGCCGAGGCTCCCTCGATGAAGGAGACGTATAACAACTTGCGCACGGAGCTGTGGTTTAAGTGCAAGGCGTGGCTGGAGGATCGTAGCTGCAAGTTGCCCAGCGACGACGAGCTGCTGGCCGACCTGACCGGCATCCGCTACGCGTTCACGTCCTCTGGGAAGATGGCTGCCGAGAGCAAGGACGCCATGCGCAAGCGTGGCCTGCGCTCGCCTGACCTTGCTGATGCCGTGTGCCTGACGATGGCGTCAGACGCGGCAACGGCCCTGAGCGGGCCGATGTCACGTTGGCGTGGCGCGCTCAAGCGCAACCTGCAGGGGATTGCTTAGGGCAATCGCCAGTAGCCGTAGACGCAGCGTTTGCCGCCTCGCGAGCAGTCGTGCGTGTCTTGGATGACGCCGTCGATCACGGCAACTGCGTGGCGCGACACGTTGCAGACCAGTCGGCCTGACGGCAATTCGTCGGCCTTGAGGTGGGTGTTGCAGCCGCTGCCGATTTGCATGGTGGCTGTCCAGACGAAGCCAAGCTCAAGCATATAATCCTTGAACCACTTGCGTGTGGTGTAGATGCCGTTGCGCGCTGAGCGTGAACGCTTGGCGGTGCGGCTAGACGCGCGCTGCGTGGCGTTGCCTTCTGCGAGGCGGTCGTAAACTTGCTGGTATGGCAAATCGGCTGCGATTGCGATGGCGCGGCAGACGCAGTCGCCAGCTTTGCCTTTGTAGCCTGCGGCCTCGCGGCCACCGTCGTTGTATGTGAAGTTTGAGTTAGTCATATTGCCCTCCCGAGCGTTGCGGAGCCGCAGCCCCTGTTGATTTATACCTGACGTTAACATTTTGTTAACATAGGTACAACCCCCTAAATGCAGCTATTTGCATTTTTCCGAAAAAAGTTTACCCTACCCCCACATGGACAAGCGCACCTGCTCGCGCTATCTATGCTTCATTGCGAGTTTCCTCCCTGTCTCGCGCAACTTGGCCCCGCCGCGTTCCTCCCATTGCGCGCGCGGGGTTTCTTTTTGGCGTTTTAATGTTATTATGCTGGAAGATATAACGGAGGTTACGATGCCAAAAGTTGGATCGAAGCACTACGCGTACACGCCCAAAGGTATGGCGAAAGCCAAGGCCGCCGCCAAGAAGTCTGGCAAGAAGGTGTCATACGCGAAGAAGAAGAAGTGATGTGGACGGCGCTGCTTTTGCTTTGCAGCGTCGAGGGTAATTGCTTTTCGTTTGGCAGCCCTGTGATGCAGAGCGAGAGCCAGTGCATACAGTCCATACCGAGCGGGCTGGAATACGCGCGGCAGATGTTTCCTGCGTACCGCGCAACCGATTACAAATGCGTCCAGTGGGGCGAAGGAGCTTAGATGGCTAAGGGTTTATACGCAAACATCCACGCGAAGCGTAAGCGCATTGCTGCTGGGTCTGGCGAGAAGATGCGCAAGGTAGGCAGCAAGGGCGCGCCGACCGCGAAGGCGTTTAAGAAGGCCGCGAAGACCGCGAAGAAGAAATAGCATGGCGCGCACCAAGTCAGAGAAGATCGCAGCAGCGAAGAAGCGCCACGGGTTCACGGCGGTGAATAAGCCGCGACGCGGTGGGCCGAAGAAGTTTGAAGTGCTGGCTGTTGAGGGCGACACGGTGAAGAAGGTTAACTTTGGCGATCCCAATATGTCCATCAAGAAGGATCAGCCTAAGCGCAAGGCATCATACTGCGCACGCTCCGGCGGCATCAAGGGCAAGTCGAGCAAGCTGAGCGCCAACTACTGGTCGCGCAAAGCGTGGGATTGTTGATATGGATACGCTAGATCTGAGAGCGCAATATGCTGAACTAACGGGCGACGTTAAGAACGCTTACGCCATGCGCGAAGACGGGCCGGAAGGCTTCTTGTATTCTGACAACACAATACGGCGCGCCCTTGAGCAGCATGGCAGCTTGTATGACGACCCCTACACCGCATCGCGCAACCAGCAAGCCGCCAACCGCTTTTTTGCTGAGCAAGGCCCACGCGCCGGCGTTTTGTCATCTATGGCGCAGTCTCGCCTACCAAACCCCACCGCGTCCAAGATGCGCGCCGAGGGGCTTCTTGGCGACGCCCGCGAGCTTTACGGGGTCGAAGACTATGGTCAGGCCGTGCGGTCTGGCGTGCGCGCCCTGAGCGAGCTTGCTAGGGGCGACCGCCGCAGCAAGGCAGGCGCGGCCATGGGCATATTTGATTTTCTGAGGAATATGTGATGGCCACCGCTGAAGAGTTAAGACGCCTACGCGAAGAACAGAGCATCTTTTCTGCGCTGTACGACATGGCACGCCAGCAGCGCAGCGAGTTGGCTGCGGAGGGCCGCCGCCCCGTGCTTGGCGGGCTGCTGTCGAAGGAGCCGACGTATGGCACCGACACGCTGCGGTATGAAGGCATTGGCGACATGCTTGTGGGGCTGCTTACGCCCGCTGCCAAAGCCGTTGACGCGCCGATCTCCGCAATGCGCGGCACGATCCCGCAGGAAGACATGATAAACGAAGCGCTTGGCACGGCTGGCTTGGCTGGCGCAGGATCTCTTACGGCGACTGCTCCAGCGGATGCTTTGCGAAGTGGTATGTCTAGAATAAAAAAAGAGGAACTTGATCCGCTTGGCTATCAGAAGCCAAAAATGCGCGGTTACCTTTCGGACACTGACGTGCAGATGTCGGACACTGGCGAAAACTTGCCACGCCAGCCAATGTCATGGGAAGACATGGAAGGCAAAGTTGTTTTACCGTTTTACGGCGACCGCACAGCACGCGGTTTGTTGGTTGAAGGCGTAAACGATTTAAAATTTGACGAGCCGGTATATACCGAAGGCGGCGTTGATTTTATGCGCGGCCCAGCGGCTCAGCAAGACCGCGCTATTTGGGCGTCAAATCAAAACATTATTAAGCGCATTGAGAGTGAAGCGGAAAAAGCGTCACGCGACTTTGAAGGCGCAGATATATTTGGCCTCACGGGCAGCATGTCTCCAGACGCTAATGACTTTGCCACATTTACTGGCGCTGCAATGGCTGAGCTTGTGAAGGGAGCAAAGATAACCAAGAAGTCAGCTAAAGAGTTTGACAAGGTTATGCGTGCAGTAGACCCCGATTTCGTCGGCGTTCTTTCGCCAAAGCTGCGCGAATGGGTTACGTCAACATCGTCGCCGAAACGTAAATCATTTATCCGATTAATGGAAAGCGCGCCTATGCAGGAGCAAGGCTTCCCAAGCCCAGCGGAGGCGCGTTACAGCGTAACCGACCCAACGCAAAGAGATATGCCGGCCGGCATGTTTGGCCTTGGGGCCGCAAAGGTAGATACGTCTGCGCCGCTTATGTACAACGAGCCTAAAGGTAACTTGCCTCGCGCTAACGTCCCGCACTCAACGTATAACACACAGATCGCCGGTGATTATGTTGGTTCTCTTCCACCTGTTCCGCAAGGCTTATTATTCCGAAACGTGTATGACGCGATGGAAGGCAAAACAACCAAAAGCGGTCAGGCGTTAAATGAAGCGCACAAAACGCATGCAATTAAAACCATTATGCCAGCGCAGCAAATAACGCCGGAAGTGCTTGAGGGAATATTAGATTACTTGTCTAGGATGGAAAGATGAGCGGGTCTGCGTTTTCAATACCTAAAAGCTCGCACACCAGTTCGTCCATCTGGTCAAGTTTTTCGTCTTCCAAACCAAGGTCTTTGGCCTTTAAAACGATCAGCTCTCTAGCTAAGTCTACGTCAATCATGCTATTCTCCCATGTAGGGGTGAATGTTAACACAGCGATAAAGGCAACACAATGCCCATAACAACATACGCAGAGCTGCAATCCAGCATAGGCGACTTCCTTGACCGCGATGACCTGACGAGCGTCATCCCGACGTTTATTTCGCTGGCCGAGGCAGACATGAACCGCCAGATACGCCACTGGCGTCAGGAGAAGCGCGCCAACGCCAACATCGATACGCAGTATAGCGCCGTGCCGTCTGACTTCTACGAGGTCATACGGATGTATATTACCTCCGGCAACACGCAGCCGCTTGAGCTTATGAGCCAGTTTCAGCTGCTGGAGCGCAAGCAGCGCACGGCCAACGCAACATACGAGCCACGCTACTACGCGATCACGGCTGGCGAGATCGAGGTGTTCCCCGTTCCCGATGGCACATATGCGACGGAGCTATATTACTACGCCAAGATCGGCGCGCTGTCCGACAGCAACACGTCTAACTGGCTGTTGGAATACTTCCCCGACGCGTATTTGTATGGCGCTCTATCGCATTCTGCGCCGTATCTGAAAGACGATGCGCGCCTGCAAGTGTGGTCATCTTTGTATGCGAACGCGATTGGTGGTATAAACGCAGACAATGATAAAGCGAAATTCGGCGGGTCTGGTCGCCGCATGAAGATAAAGGCGTATTGAGATGAGCTTCACCAACACCTTCGAGACAACCGTTCTAACATGGTCGTTCACCACCGACAGCGCGACACGCCCGACCGAGTGGCACACCGCGCTATACACTGTTGCGCCTGACGATACTGGCGGCGGCACAGAGGTATCTGGCGGGGGTTACGCGCGTCAGGCCACGGCGTTCACCGTGTCAGGCAACACCGCGTCAAACACATCCGCTGAAGAGTGGCCCGTCGCCACGGCGGGATATGGCACCGTTGTTGCTGTCGGCATATTTGACGCGTCATCTGGCGGCAATCTGCTGGCCTACGCCAACCTGACCGCCAATAAGACGATTGACACGGGCGACGTGTTCCGCATTCCTGCGGGCGATCTCGACATCACGCTAGACTAATGACGTATCGCAGCGGCTACGGGCGAAGCACCTACGGCAGCTACAACTACGGCTTGGACGGCGCTATTATTGGCGCTGCCTCCATTGTTGCCGTCACGTCTGCCACCGCCGCTGCGTCTGTGCGCGTTCGCGGCGCTGCGTCAATCATCGAGACGGTTACGACCACCGCGTCTGCTGCTGATCGCGTTCGAGAGGGCAGCGCCACCATTGCCGTCGCCGCAACTGTTGCCGCGTCTGCCACGCGCGTCAGGGAGGCGTCTGCCACGATTGCGGCGTCTGCCAGCGTTACGGCTGCGGCTGAGCGCGTGCATATTGGCTCCGCGTCCATATCCGCTGCTGCATCTGTTGCTGCGTCTGGTCTGAGGGTTCGTGATGGCGCTGCTGCGATTGCTGTGCAGGCGTCCACAACGGCAAGCGCCGTTGCGATATTCGAGGACAGCGCCACCGCTGCCTGCGTAGCAACTGTCAGCGCCACATGCAACCGCGTGCAGAATGACAGCGCGACCATCGTGTGCGCGGCGTCTGTGGTCGCAAATGGTCGTAAGAAGTGGGAGCCTGAACCTGACACGCCTGAGACGTGGACGCCTGTTGCGGAAAACACGAAAACGTGGCAAGATGCAGGCAGCACGCCAGAAAGCTGGTCGGCTGTATCCCCCACATCGACGGATTGGACACCGGCATCAGCTTCAAGCGAAACTTGGGCCGATGCGGCATAGGAGAATGACATGGCAGATACGACAACAACGGCATATGGCTTAACGAAGCCAGAGGTAGGCGCGTCAGAGGATACGTGGGGGACGAAGATCAACACAGACTTCGACAGCCTCGACACGATCATCAACGCGATCGGCGGTAAGACCGCTGCCGGAACACTGTCGTATGCAGATAGCGCGAAGCTGGTTACAACGTCGGGCGGGGTGACAGTCACCGGCCTAACGACCACGACCAACCTAACAGCCACAGGCACGACAACCTTAGCTGGCGCAAGTACATCCGCAGATATTACGTTTGGAGACAACGACAAGGTTGTGTTTGGTGCTGGGTCTGACCTACAGATTTACCATGATCCCGCTAACGGTTCTTATATTTCTGAGCAAGGTGTGGGCAGTCTTAATATTTTAGGCTCAACGTATGTAAGAATTAAAGACGCTACAGACAGTAATACGGCGGCAGAATTTAATCCTACTGGCGGTTCAGCTTTTTATTACAATAACTTACAAAAACTCGCCACCACCAGCACAGGCGTAGACATCACGGGTACTTTGACCAGCGATGGGCTGACTGTGGATACTTCAGTAGATGGCAATATAAGCACATTTAAAGGGGATCTAAATTATTTTTATATAAAAGGCTCTGGTGCTGATACGATTTTGTCTACTGTAGGTAGTGGCGGTAACGCATCTAATTTATTCTTCCAAACTGATCCTTTTGTAAGTGAAGTTAATCGTATGCAGATTAACAAAGACGGCGACATCAGCTTCTACGAGGACACAGGCACCACGGCAAAGTTTTTCTGGGATGCGAGTGCGGAGAGCTTGGGCATTGGGACGAGTTCGCCAAGAACCACATTAGATTTTGGAATACCTACTTTATCATCTACATTAAGTAATTCTTTGACAGCATATCAAGTCATGCTTGAAGCACCTAGCGGCACTGGCAACTATGCCCACAACATTGGTTGGAGTGAATCTACAGGTAGTGCAGTAACGGTTGCCGCTATAAACGCTATTGATGACGGTTCTGCTAGTGCTACTGGAATTACCTTTGCTACTGGCAATAATTCATCAATAGCAGAACGCATGCGCATCGACAGTAGCGGTAACTTGCTGGTGGGTACTACTGACACGAGCATCCACACAAGCAGTTCTGACACAGGTATTGCACTGCGTGATAGTGGCTCCATTTATGCGACTAGGGATGGCGGCACTACGTCAATTCTTAACCGCCTAACATCTGACGGCGACATTCTTTCGTTCCGCAAAGACGGCACCACTGTGGGGAGTATTGGGACACTTGGTGGCGTTGCCTATATGAACTCTGGTGATGTTGGTTTTTCTCTTGATTGGGGCAGTGACCAAATAAAACCTCGTCAAGCTAATGGTGCTAATAGGGATGCTGCTATTGACTTAGGTGCTTCAGCTTCACGCTTCAAAGACCTCTACTTGTCTGGCAGTATAAATATTATATCTCCTGATACTACATCAGCTGCTGCTATTGTTTTTGGTGACAGCGCAGATGCTGCCACAGGTTCTGTTGGGTTTTTTAATAGCGATGATAGTCTTCGCTTCAGTGGTTTTAACAACCAAGAAGCCATGCGCATCGACAGCAGCGGTAACTTGCTGGTGGGGGCAACATCGGCAGTAGGTCTTGGCAATGGAACAAACGAAGGTATATCCATAAGCTCAAGTCAAAAGCAGATTATCGTTGGCACTGATTCAGACGTGTCTTTGTATCTTAACCGTCAAACCTCAGATGGCGATATTGCAGTGTTCCGCAAAGACGGCTCCACTGTGGGGAGTATTGGGACTGCAACCAATCAACTTGAGATAAAAACATCTGGCACTCGTTATCTTGAGTTGCAGGAAATTGTTGGTCTTTACAATAGTGCTTGGACTGGCAACCTGCAAATGACCCCCACAGTCTCAAGTGTAGACTTAGGTAATACAGGCACTCAATGGGATAACTTATTCCTGTCTGGCGGTGTATACCTTGGCGGCACTGGGTCGGCTAATAAGCTGGATGACTATGAGGAGGGGACGTTTACCAGTACCCCACTTTCAGGAACATATAATTTTAGTGACGCAAGATATACAAAGATTGGAAGGTTTGTACACTGTCATTGTACGATTGATAGTATTTCTGATAACAGCAGTACCAATCAGTTTCGTGTTCAGCTTCCTTTCACTGCTGTTTCTTCTAATGCAGCACTGACTATCGGAACGTTATACACAAATTTAAGCAGAAGTCCAATTACAGGCGGTTATAGCAGTGGAGCCAATAGCATTATTCTATATGTAAATAACTCATTTACTCAGCTACAACACGCAGACACTTCATCAAGCACGACTATGTATTTATCGTGGTCATACATGACTTCATAGTAAAACAGCATAAACACCCCTGTTGGATCACAGGGTAGTCAGTCCAAGCCATAAAGGAGATAAACGATGGCACTAACAGAAGAAACAGTACAAGACAAAATAGAGATCGTAGGCGACTTCAAGCACGTTCAGGTGCGCACAGCCACGGTCATTAAGCGTGACGGTGTAGAGATCAGCCGATCCTTTAGCCGCCATGTCGTTGCACCAGATGCATCGGACATCACAGGTGAAAGCACAGAGGTTCAAGCCATATGTAACGCAGTTCACACCCAAGCGGTCAAGGATGCCTATGCCGCACACTTAGCAGCACAGGAGACAGAATAATGGCTGTAACTTACACTTGGACTATTCCAACCCTTGAGCGTCACAC